CATCCCTTGATGTAACTAGTCAGAGTGACACACTGTCACTCAACAAAAAAAGAAAGGAGCACTCGTGCGACGCAAAAAAATGAACCGGAAGGGGTCTCGCAAGAATTTCAAGCGAGGCAACAAAACGAAGAGCAAGAACTATCGAAGTTCGCCTCTGAGGGGTGGCTGGCGTCTGTAGATGCCCTGCTACCACCCTTTACACGTGTTCAAGGCCCCTGGCGGCGGGATATCATTCTCGCGCGCTGGGGGCTACTCAGATCAACCGCTAACGCTTGCGTGCGGCCAGTGCCGGGGTTGCCGCTTAGAGCGGTCCCGTCAATGGGCAGTCAGATGCATGCACGAAGCTCAGATGCACGAACGGAACTGCTTTGTCACACTCACCTACGATGAAGAACACATCCCGCAAAACGGAAGCCTCAAAGTCAAGGACTGGCAGGACTTCGCCAAGCGAACGCGCCGGAAGCTGGGACGATTTAGGTTCTATCATTGTGGGGAATACGGGGACGAGAATGGGCGACCTCATTATCATGCAGCCCTCTTCGGCCTCGACTTCATGCACGACCGCAAGCTCTACAAGACGACGCGTCAAGGCAATGCGCTCTACGAGAGCGCAACACTCGCCGAACTGTGGCCCGCCGGGCTACACACTATAGGCGAACTCACTTTCCAGTCAGCGGCCTACGTGGCGCGATACATCATGAAGAAAGTGAACGGCGACCTGGCCGAGGATCACTATGCCAGGATCGACACTAAAACCGGTGAGGTATATCAACTGAAGCCGGAATACACGACGATGAGTCGGAGGCCGGGCATCGGTGCAACATGGATCAACAAATTCATGTCCGATGTCTATCCTTCCGACGAGGTCATCGTCAATGGTCATTCGACCAATCCCCCCAAGTTCTACGACACTCAATTCGAAAAGAGCGACCCGAAGGGGTATAGGAGACTGAAAGTGCTCCGCGAAAAGAAAGGAGAGAAACATCAAGACAATAATACTTGGGAACGCCTCGCAATTCGCGAGGAAGTAAGCAAAGCAAGAACAAAAACACTCACAAGGAAAATCTAACAATGAAGGAAATCATCCAACTAGTCATAATCATCATCAACAACATCAAAGAGGTTCTGGAACAATCCATTAATCTCACCAAGTAAGCACACTAACACTAACAACTGTAATGCGACGAGGAAAATAAAATTCAATGCCAAACCTAGTAATATTCTCAGTTCATGACTCAAAAGCGGAAGCCTTCATACAACCCCTATTCGCGCCTACGATCGCGGTAGGGAAACGCATGTTCGAAGCGGCCGTCAACGACGAAAGTACAGAGTTCCACCGTTATGCTGGGGACTACACACTGTTCGCGATAGGCGAATTTGAAACAGAGTCGGGGATCTTGTACCCGTACTCGATTCACAAGAACTTGGGGCTGGCCCTCACGTTCATCAAGGAGCAAGAATGAAATCAGCATTCGACGGTCAACACGGTTTCGCGAGAACCGCAAGAGCCGACATTCAGCGATCGAGTTTCAATCGATCATTCGGCCACAAAACAACATTCGATGGGGGGCTACTCATACCCATCTTCGCAGACGAAGCCCTACCGGGCGACACATTCAACGTACGTATGCACACATTCGCACGACTCGCCACGCCATTACACCCGGTGCTGGATAACATGCACCTGGACAGCTTTTTTTTCGCTGTTCCCATCAGGCTCCTGTGGGATAACTGGCAAAAATTCAACGGCGAGCAAGTGGATCCAGGAGACTCAACGGACTTCCTGGTACCACAACTGTCAACCGGAGTAGTCACAAACGACATCTCCGATTACCTGGGCATTCCTATCGAGGCAACGAACCTGGATCATTCCGCGCTCTGGCACAGGGCGTATAACCTGATCTTCAATGAATGGTTCCGGGATGAGAACCTGGTCGATTCACTCGTCGTTCAGAAGGACGATGGCCCAGACGTGGCCACCAACTACACGCTACAGCGTAGAGGCAAGCGTCATGACTACTTTACGTCTTGCTTGCCCTGGCCACAGAAAGGGGATTCGGTAGAACTCCCCCTCGGCGACACTGCGCCGCTAACACTCGATGCCTCAACGAGGTTCATCGAAGCAAACGGGAACCCGACATTCGGAGTCCCGGCAGACGAAACTGGTCTCAAGTTCGTCGCATCATCGGGCAACGCTGAGTGGGACATTGCTCCCTCAAGCTCAGATTCGCCCGTACCATGGAAAGATCCTTCCCTGAAACTATCAGTGGGAGGAATCACGGGGACCGTGGATCTCAGTTCGGCGACAGCGGCGACGATCAATCAACTGCGCCAGGCGTTCCAAATACAGAGACTCTACGAGCGGGATGCTCGAGGAGGCTCACGTTACACAGAGATCGTACGATCTCACTTCGGCGTTGTCTCACCTGATCAACGCCTACAGCGGCCGGAGTATCTCGGCGGAGGATCGCAGAACATATCTGTGACACCGGTACCGCAAACTTCAAGCACTGACGGCACATCGCCGCAGGGCAATCTCGCCGCATACGGCGTAAGCACAGGAAGCAATCACGCGTTCCAGAAGTCATTCACGGAACATTGCATTATCCTGGGCATCATCTGCGTTCGCGCAGATCTCAACTATCAACAGGGACTGCCGAGAATGTTCTCGCGCAGAACAAGGTGGGATTTCTACTGGCCGTCACTGGCTCACCTGGGTGAACAGGCCGTTCTGAACAAGGAAATCTATGCAGTCGGAGACGCCACACCAGGTCAAGACGACCTGGTCTTCGGCTATCAAGAGCGGTTCGCAGAGTACCGCTACAAGCCGTCCCAAATTACTCGTCAATTCCGTTCTACGGATGCAACATCGCTGGATACCTGGCACCTGGCACAGGAGTTCACAGCACTTCCAGCACTCAACGAAGCATTCATCGAGGAGAATCCACCTATCGACCGCATTATTGCGGTGACTTCGGAACCTCACTTCCTCTTCGACGCGTTCTTCGACTTCAAGTGTGCACGACCTATGCCGACGTTCTCAACGCCCGGCATGATCGACCATTTCTAATGGGACTCGGAGGCATCGTATCCTCAGGGATTGCGATGGCCGCTGCTCGGAAAGCCCGACAGTGGCAAGAAAAAATGTACAAAAACAGGTACCAGTACACCATGAAAGACATGCGTGCTGCTGGTCTCAATCCAATGCTTGCATACAAGCTGGGGGTATCAGGGGGTGTCCCCTCTGGAGCAATGGCAAACATTCCAAGCATGGGGGCCGAACGGATAGGAGGCAAGAAAGTAAAAATCGAGAAGCAAGTGGCATCAGCAAACGTCGCCCTCATGGCCCAGAAAGGAAACGAGTCAAGAGCCGTAGAAGCAAAGGAAAAAACTGCGGCGCAACTCAATTCGGGCCAACTGCTGAAAGTTCAGCAGGACACCATGACATCTGCAGCACAAGCAAAAAATTTGGAAATGCAGACACTACTCGGGGAATCGAAGGTTCCGCGGGCAAGAGCGATGCAAGCTTTCGATGAAACAGTCGGAAGACCACTGCTCGAGCAACTCCAAGGCCTGATCAACACAGGCAAAGAGTCATTCGGACTCGATGGAGCAAACAGGCGAATGATTCGCATTCGCGAAAACAACGCCGGACAACGGCGTAAGAACGAAGGGAGCAAGTAATGCCAGACGTGGTCATTCGAAAATATCGCGACCGCACATCTGTCGGCCTGGTCACTGGGCCAGGGCGAACAAAACAATCAATGGCCGATGAGTGCGACGTCAACAAGCTCATGGCCAAATACGAGAAAACCGGCCAGCTCACTCACGTGAGCGGCCGGATCCCGAGCTACGGGGATTTCTCGAACGTCGACGACTACAAGTCAGCCGTCGACCAAATTAAAGAGGCGGAAACCGCATTCGCAACATTGTCGGCGCGCGTGCGCGAACGCATGGGAAACGATCCAGGCAATCTCCTGGCGTTCCTTGCGGATCCCGACAACCTCGAAGAGGCGGTGGAGCTCGGCCTGGTCGAGCATACGCCGGACGAAGACCCGGCAATTCCCGTGCCAACTCCGCCAACACCGGAGGAAAAGCCGAAGGCAACGGGGGGGGAAAGCACCCCAGACTAGACATCCCTTGATGTAACTAGTCAGAGTGACACACTGTCACTCAACAAAAAAAGAAAGGAGCACTCGTGCGACGCAAAAAAATGAACCGGAAGGGGTCTCGCAAGAATTTCAAGCGAGGCAACAAAACGAAGAGCAAGAACTATCG